CTGTAGTTATGGTTCCGTAGAATTTGTCTGTTAAGAATTCAAAAGCACCCGCTTCTGCTGTGGTTAATAAAGTACCTGAAGTGAACTTTAGCGGTGAAGTATTAGCAGTTGCGGTACCAGCTGTAAGATGAATTACTGCTGTCGGAACTGTACTTCCACCGAAAAATGTATTCTGATATAAATTAAAGGCTGTCGCACTAAACGTTGCAATAGTACCATCATTATTCATGAAATAAATCTTTGAACCAGCTTGAGCATTTAAGAAGGTGTCGCCAGAGAAAGCAAGGCTATAGTTTGAAGTTCCAGGTGTCACACCAGTACCCCATATCGCACCTACACCAGAGCCATAAGTACCAAGTATTACGCCTGTACCACCTTGACCAATAGCTCTTAAAGCACCCTTATTGGCAGTGTCTAATACATCAAGTTTGAATGAGGGTGCTGTGGCATTAGCCAAACCGATACCTGTATTTCCAGTATTGGCAACCTTGAAGTACAAATTACTTGCCGTATTATCATATACAACGAATCTATTACTTGCGTCTGCACCAATGTATGAACGAGTAGTTCCAGAAGATACGATTTGCATAAGACCATCAGAACTTGCTGTGCTTAGAATCAAACCAGTTGTTCTTGTGTCTCCATTTACATCAAGTCTATAAGAAGAAGAATTTGAAGTATGAAGATTTGCTAGTGTATCTATTCTTAATCCATTTGAATCAAGTCGTGTTCCATAGTTTGTAGAAGTAGTGCCGATTATATTGATAAATGCATTTGAAGTAGTTACTAAAGTACCAGTAGCTTCACTGTATGAAGAACTTGTATAACTTTCCGAATTTAATTGTGAGGTGAAACTTCTTGCAATACTTGTACCAGAGTAATTTGTTGTTGGAGAACCTACCGCAGTTCCGTAAGCAGTTAAATTGATACCTCCACCACTAGCAGCTAAACCAGACCTTAGGTTAATCGTAAGTCCTGTGTTTGTTGCACCAGATTCTCCATAATAAGCCTTTTGAATACCAGGGTTACTATTTCTTACACTATATGTTCCAAGTGTTCCGTTATATCCACCTGTAATCGTAGCCCCCATTGATAAAGTAGAACCATCGGTATAGAAATTACTACCAACCTTAAACACTGGAGATGTACCAGTCAATGCCAAAGTTAGATTACCTGTAGAGCTTGTTGTAAATGAAGCGTAATTAGAAGTATCATAACCTAGACGAAGTTGCTCTGTGGTAGCTATAGCGTGTATTTTTGCACTTACAGAACCAAAATTTGTCCCTACACCAATGTTTCCAGTAGAATTAACTACGTTAAATAGTACAGCACCAGCAGATGAATTCCATACCTTAAAAGCATTTACAGAGTCAGCACCTAGATATCCTCTTACAGTTCCACTACCTGCACCCGTAGACATTACTATCTGTGTAGAGTCAGATATTGAGTTTATATTTACAACAGAAGATGAAGAAGCGAAAAATCCTGCTTCTGGGGCAGATGAGTTTATTACAGTAAGTCTATTCCCACCTGTTGCAGATGAAGCACCGAATACAACTTGCCTTGAACTATTGATAAACATAGCAGGAGTAGATGTGAAATTATTCACATATACAGACATACTATTTGTAGCAGTATCAAGTATGATTTGATTTCTTCTTGTTGCTGTATCGGCAAGCACTGAGCCAGCAGTAGAGCCTTGTATGTATAGATAGTTAGAAGAGCTTATACCAATAGTGCCGTTTATAGAAAGGAAACTATCGTTATCTTTAACAAGAGCAATATTACCTTTAAGGGTTAGTTTTTCAATGCTTGTAGTTGTATTTATTGCTATTCTTTTGTTTGTATCATCAAGATATAGAAGTGAATTAGTGTCAGATGTTTTAAAGTTTACAGGCACACCAGAGGACATATTGTAGGTGGAGGTTGTAGCGTTTGTGGAAGCCGTAGATACATCAGATAACGAAACGGATGGTATATCTGTTGTAAAAGCTATTTGCTTCCTAGTCGGTCCAGTTGTTTGTGTTATAAAAAGATTAGTACCGTTCCATTCCATAGCACCAGCTAATGGGGATGTTAGGTTTGTTCCTGCAGTAAAAACAATTGGTGCTACTGTTGTTGTCCCTGCATTAGGTAATATGCTTGTTGATGATATGGTACCTGAAAAAGCAAGTGTTCCAGATGAATGAGTTATTGTGAAGTTTCCGTTATTAAAATTTATAACAGCACCTGAAGCTAGAAAAAGATCTGACCACATCTTTGTGGTAGATCCAAGTGCGAATGCATCTGAAGTTGCAAGAACAAGATCTGAATTTATTGCAACACCAGATAAGTTATCTAATTGTTTTGATGCAAAAGTTGCAGAAAAATATGTCGAAAGAGCATTTTTAAAATTCAAATAAGAGATCTGCTTAGTCTCTAATGCTGCCATATCGTCAATTACCAAAAGATCCGCATCTAGCGGAGTCGTATAACTTGGTAGTTGAGAGATTTTAGCATCAGCCATTTTTTTTTAAAATTTACCTTATAATTTTTCTTTTCTTATTTTCTTTAATTTTTTTAATAGATTAACTGGAGTAGCAACACCCAATTTAGCAACATTTTCAATAATTGAAATAAATTCTGTTATAGCAATAAAACCGAGCATTAGATCTGCAAAAATTTGACCTTGATCTATTATGAATCTATCAGCCATGGTTGCTGATGAAACAAGAATCCCATAAACAAGCATCTTTAAAATTGTCCTACTTGATTTAGCACTTGTTATTTTTTCCTTGGTCTTAGTAGTTGCCAAAAGTGCTGTTAAAAAGTCAAATACAATAAGCATTGCAACAGCTAAATATAATTGCTCTTTCAGTGGATTAAATAAAAATGCATAGACTGAAATTAATCCTGAAAATAAAAATTTTGCCTTTAAATGTGAAAACATACTTCCACATATCGATATAAGATTTTCTACGTTTAGTGACTTCATAAACTACCTTATTAATGAAAGAATTAGTTCTTCTGTTTTTTGACCGTTGACAATGGTACTTAATATTTCACTGAAATTATATTCATCACACAAAACTAAATACTTAGATTCTCCATCTGGAAAACGAATATGTGATGTAATACTTTTACGTTCATAATTAATTACAATAGAATTAATGAAGTATCTATCGTAAGTCTTTTTTATTTCCTCCACTAAAACTATATCAATTTCGTTATTTAATTTTTTAAAACCATCGTCTGGTGTAGTTTCAACAACTGGAGACTGTTCTTCTACTCCAGTATTTGAAACTAATTCATTATTTTGTATTTCAGTTTCATTCATATTATTAATTAATTAAAAATAATTTTGAGCTTCTACCTCAATACTTAACACATCGACATTATCAGAATTTGCATTATCTACGTATGTACTTAAAGAAACCTTAGGAACAGAACTATCATTAATAAATGCAACTCTATATCCATTAACATAGAAATCAGCAGAGAAACCACTAAAAACTATTCTAAAATCTGTATATGTGTTTGTCCATCCACTTTGCCATGTTACAACTTCATTTTTTGTAACACCGTTAAAAGTACATTCACATGAAAAAACCGCACCAGTTATCTTGAAAACAGCAGAAGCTGTGTCATTTATCTGGTAAAAACCGAAAGTCCTAGAGTCACCAGATGTTGGAGCTGTTGGAACTTTTACTGTTAGAGTCTGATCTGCTCTATATAAATCACCGTAACCTATTATTTTTGCGGTGTTAAGACGAATAGCCCCACCAGAAGTAGTAGGGGTACCCGTGACTGTCTTAAAAACTGTTGTATCGTAACCTTGTCTCGTAGGGTCGTAGCTATATTTAACTCTAGAATTTGTTGTTGTTGTTGGCATAATTTTTACTACTCCCCTATTTGATTAATTAGGCAGCGGGAGATTACTGTTCTTCCTCTATATCTTCTATTTTAACATTAGTCTCTGTTTTTGCAGTCTTTTTTGTTGTCTTAGAAGGGACACTTGTATTTTCTTCCTTAACTTCAGCTACAGTAGTCTCAGTACTTGCAATTGATTCACCCATAAGGTCTTTCATTGCTTCCTTTAACATCCCTGGTAACATTTGTTTAGCCATTTCCTTTGCCATTTCTAAAGATTCTTCCTGTAGAGCTTTTCTTATTTCTGGACTTAATCTTACAGGCTTTTTATTTCCTACAGATTTTTCTACATGTCCGTAATTTATTTCACTAATGACATGAGAAGGTTCTTGTTCCATTCTCTGATACATGAAAGGATCTGCTTCTGTTTCATCAACAGAAATAAAATCGATTTGGTATGCTGGATGTTTCAATAGCAAGTCAATTATTGCTTCATCTTTTACTTCTAATACTCCACTTTGGAATTTAGCAGAAACTCCACTTATTGGAGGTGTTCCAGTAAGATGATTACCTGGGAAACTAGGCTTTAAAATAACAGTTAAGTTAGAACTTTTTGATATAAAACGCATATATATTATTCATAATTAATTTTAATAGAGAACATTCTTATGTATCTGAGGAACCCGATAGTTCCTCAGATATAAAGAATTAGTAAGCTTGATATTACTCAAGAATACCGACTGCAGCGAACGCAAGAGCAGCATCTGCTAGAGATGTACCGTCTTGTAGACGAACGATTATCTCATCACCGTTATTACCAGTGATTTTACCTACACCAGAAGCGAAAGTAACAGTAGTGTTAGTTGCAGAAACAGAAGTTGTACCGTAGATTTGAGTTTCTGTTTTTCCACGTCTTAGGTAAACACGAAGAAGGTTTGCACCAGCTCCACCTAGAGTAGCAAAGTACTGAATAGATTGAAGGTGAACACGGTGAGACTTAGAAAGATTAGCTGTATTGAAATCTCTCATATTTGTAATACAAGAAGTAACAGCCTTATACACACTAGTATCAACGTGAGCATCATAACATGCTACACCGTTAGAATCTGAAGTTACAGTCAATGCAGTGTTTTCAAGGAAGTAAGAAGAAGCTGTTAGGTCAGAACGTAGAGCATCAATAACTTTACATTCAATAATACCATCTCCGTTTATTGCATCAGCAAGAGCACCGATTGTTGTGTATGTTGCAAAAGCATAAGTATCTGTACCACCGTCAGTAGAAACAACAACAAGGTTTGTAGCTGTAGTAATAGTGATAGAAGTAAGAGTACCTGTTCCAACATAACGCATTCTTAGTGCGATTGGACTATCAGCAACCTGAGAAACGACTGTACCTCTAGAAAGAAGTTGACGAACACTTAATGAATCATAAGAAGACATAATTTTAAAATTGTTTAACTGAGCCAATGACCCCTGGCTATAATGGGGATGCAGCTCGAAGCTACACATATCTATGATTTATACTCCCATAAATACCTAGGAGTTTCCCTTTTGGGACACAATATAATTTTTGAAATTTTCTGAAATCTTTTTACACATTTCAATAAATTGATCTGTAGTTAGTGTACCTTTCGCTCTATTACATTTAGAACAACAAGATACAACATTATTTAGATGATACCCAGTATTAGAATCTATCCTATCAAGACCAATTCCGTTTACGTAAGATAAACAATAATAACAAGGCTTATTCCAAAACAACATGAATTCTTCAAAACTTAAACTAAAATCAATACCCCTAGATTTTGCACTATATTTATATACTCCAAATCTTTCTTTATAATTAGCTCTTCTATCATTTAAAAAACATGTTTTACAGCGATAAGCTCTTCCGAATGATTGTGTTTTATTTTTAGGAAAATCATTTAATGATTTTAATTCTTTACAAACTGAACATATTCTAGTATTGTTCTCTAAACTTGTTGTGTGTTTGCGTGTATTAGGATTTCTTTTGTGCCAGTATTGTGATTTAGCTTTTTTGCATTGATCACATCTACAACCCTTATCATAACCCCACTTAGTACCGTGTTTTTTTATTGGTGTATTTTTCCGATAATCACACACTGCTTTTTTGCACAAATCACATCTACATTTCTTTTTACTATAGGCACCTTCTGTGCCGTGTTTTATATTTTCATTTAGTTCAAACATTATATTGTGCCCCTAATGGGGCTATAATTAATTAATAATTTCTTACTAATCAATTATAGCATAGGAACACAGAACTAGGCAAGTTTACGCTGTTACACCCTTGAGCAAAGCATGCTTCGCAGCTTGAGCTCTCTGAAGACCTACTTCTGAGATGTACTGATCGATTTGACCATCAGCATCTGGAGACTGGATATTTGTCTCTAGCTTTGTATCACGATTATTCATGAAGCGGTAAGCAAAAGAATCCATATCTAGTAAGAATGAGTAACCAGCGTAATCTTCAACGAACAATGGGTTGTGAACAATGTTAACACTACCGAATGCAGTAACCCATTTACTGATTTTCATTCCGTAAGTAGATTCTACTGGAGCCATAAGGATTTGCCCACGAGCAATTTCGTTTATAGCCTGTAGAACGATACCACCAGTAAATAGCATCTTTGTGTCGTCACCATAAGTGAAACCTTCACGTAGGAAAGTATTCAAATCAGTAGCTGTCAAAGGACCACCTTGGTTTTGAACATAAGAGTTACCAGCTTCTATGAATTCAAGAACTCCACCAGTTGCTCTGCGAGGGTGTCCTTGTGTTCCACCTGTATCAGAAGCTTTTTGACCCCACCAGAATGCTCTTTCAATGTCCAAAGCATGCTCTGTACCTTTCTTAGCTCTCTGATATGGAAGATCCTTACCTCCGTAAAGGTTAGCTTCTTTTTCAGTGTTAGAAACAGCGATAGTTGTCTTAAAGATCTGAGTATAGTTCGTTACTGGAGTTGAAAGTGTAGCGTTTACATTACGAGCACCTGAGTTTTCCTCATTAGCATTACCGATAATGTATAGACCGTCACCAACAACAGGAGTTGCAGCAGCAGTTGTACCGAAAGCACGTCCACCAGAAACAACTGTTATAGTTGTAGATGAAGCAATAGTTGCAACAAGCATGTTTTCACCTGTTCTTGCATTCTTGATAACATCACCAACTGTGAATATGTAAGCAGAAGATGAACCAGCACCTGTAACTCCTAATGTAAGAGCACCAGTTGTACCAGTAACAGAAGAGATACGTGAGTATCTACCACCGTAGAAATCTTCGAACCACTTGAATTCTGGGTTTCCAGTAGGCTTTTTAAGCATTCCAGAACCCTTCCAAGCTTTACCATCCCATACTTTTCCTACGTTAGAAAGAAGAGTTACTAGAGGGTGCTTGTTTGGTTCAAGCAAGAATATCTTGTCAACTGCGTCGACAATCATTCTTCCTTCAGTTACGGCATTAGCTGTATCGCGAGCTGCGTTTCCTGAAGTATTTGTAACCACACCCTGAATATGGGTTGGTTCATTGTAATAAGGATATGTGTTAGGCATATTTTTTTAATTTATATTAAGTCTAATTGTTAAGAGACTTTTTTTGTTTTAGAAATGATTTGCACTTGCTTTCCCTGAAATCAAGGAATCTACAAGATCTCTCGCTCCCTCACCAGAGTAAGTCACTCTGCTGTTACCTCCTCCAGCATTCAAAACTAAGTTCTTTTCGTACTCAGCCTTTTCAATTGCCGCTTGGTTTTTTGCTTCCTTTTCAGATAGTTGACCCTTAACAGCATAATATGCAACCTTAATGTCTGTGACATCGTGCTCATCTAGCCATGTGTCTATATCTGAAGCGTATTTTTCAAAATCAGGTGTATTTGTGATAAAATCATTAACGCTAGACTCAAAGCTTCTTAGTTCTTCTGAGGCCTTCATGGTTCCCATAAGTTCCCCACGCATTGCATTAATTTTTTCATCAACTAGCTTTGCAACATCTTCTGCAGAAGCCTTTTCATACTTAGTAGCACCTAGGTCTTTTTTAACCTCTGTATGTGCTGAAGTAATTGCCTTAGCGTCACCGATGGTAACCTTACCATCCATAACCGCCTTAACTAGCTCTGTATCAATCTTGCCATCGATAATACCTTGAACAAGTTCTGGATTACTATCTAATTTTTCAAGTAACGGAGCCATGTCCGACATGAATTTACGATATTCTCCAAGTTCCTCGCCCTGTTTACCGACTAATCTCTCTAAGTTTTTATGCTGTTCTAGATCCACAGCTGAGCTACCCGCGTTTGCGGACTCGTTTAATTCTGAGCTACCCGTATTTACGGACCCATTAAAGTTTAAATCATTTGCACTCATATATTTTATTCATAATTAATTTTTAATAAAAAACCGACTAGCACGCTGATTTGGTATACCTACTGACAGCCTTCTTCATTATATCTTTCTTTTTTTTAGAAGATCCAGCATCTACCTTAAGCCTCCCCTCCGCACTTGATTGAGCTGTTGTCCTAGGCCCAGAGAATTGTTGAGAGTCTTCCATATTATTTAAGACCAGAAAGATTCTTGTATTTTGACAACCCCATTCCACCTATCATGTCTGTGCCTGGAGTACCTGGCATATTCATATTAGCAACAACTCCAACCTTTGTTTTACCTTTTCCAGCTTTCTTTACAGCTTTCATAAGGATTTTCTTTTTTTGATTTTTATCCATAATGTTTAAATAATTTTCTTTTAATTACGACCAATGACTCACCAATTCACTAAACCGAACAACTTTTTTTACATTTATATAAGTATTATAACATAAGTACTAATTAAGTACATTTAAATACTAATATCCTGGTGAGTACTCCTCTTCATCAACAGATGGGCTAGAATCATTCTTTTTAAGTTCCTTCGCTTCTGCGGCTTTGATACTCTCCTTTATACTTCTAACTGCACTATGTGTGTCCATTAGTCCACTTAGTATACCTTGAGCTCTAGCAATTTCAGCGGGATTCTTAATTGGATCCATTGCACATAATGTACTTTGTGCAACAAGCATTCTATCTTGAGTGTACTTTGTTAATGCAACCCAATACCTAGTACCTTCAAGTTCTTTTATAACTTCAACCATCTCTGAATCAGACATCTCATCAACTGCGTTGTTTAGATCCTTCTCAAAATAGGTTTTAATAAACTTCTTATTTTCAAATTTCTTATTAGGGTTTTCTTTATTCATATTATATATTTATTAATTTTAATTATTTACTCTTAAGCTCTTTTGGCATATAAGGCTTAGGCTCATTAGAATGAAATGCATTTGGATTGTAATCATCCTCATCCTGACTAGTTAAACTTCCACCATTAGCAGAAGCTTTTTGAAAAAATCCACTAAGTTTGTTTTTAATCTTACTAGTTACATTCTGTATATCGTTTCCTACGATTCTCATAGGAGACTCTGCCTTGGTTACATTTGCAGGCATTTTATGTGATAAATTTGCAGGCATTTTATGTGATAAATTTGCAGGCATTTTATGTGATAACTTATCAAATCTTTTTACTGATAATGCTGAATCAACTGCCTTAGGAAGATTTTTAATCTTATTAAGTGGTTGACTGGTTTCCATATTCTCAGATGGTTTTACTGATTTAACACTATTTTTAACTATTTTTTTCTTATCCATAATACTATTTTATTAATTAACTTTTAAAATTTTTATACTAAAGTTTTTAAATACTTAAACTTATAAAGGGTTTGAAGCATCTCATCTCTAATATTAAGAAGTGATGTATCATTAATAGAAATTTTTTTTAAATACCCTATTAATTTATCTGTATCCATATCTCTTACTATTGTTGATTCAAATACTGGACGCTTACCTCCACAATGACCTATGTACGCTTCAACAAAATCATCCAATAACTCTTCTAAACTTGATTGAGTTTGTTCAACAGCTTTATGTAATTCATAACTAGTTGTTTCCCAATGTGTCAATTTTAATCCAATAAGGAAGCCCTGTATGCAATTAACAAAACCAGTTATAGAGAAATCATCCCCACCTATCATCTTTTGTAATAAATTTTTTTTTGAATCTTCTATACTCATATTTTTATCTATTATTAATTATTAAACAAATTTATATATTTTCATATAATTCTAACCATTAAGATTAAATGTACGATTCAATAGTGAACTTTCTGGATTAGATTTACCTGACATGTTAATCTGAGTATTAACCTTTCCTCCAATCTTCCTATTCATACCCCTAAGGTTTGTTGTGGGACCTGGACCACCCTGCCCAGCAGGAATTCCTTTTGCTGTTGGAGGATTACCTGCTTTACTCAAAAGATTAATTGGTGAACCTGCCTGTCCAAAAGCTGAAACTGCTGCTGCGGCTTGATCACCTGGAGTTCTAAGCATTGACAATGCTTTACTTAAAACATTAGGAGATACAACATTAGATTTCGGCATAGGAGCTGGTGGAGCACCTGCACCTCCCATCATTGCTGCCATTTCTGGTGGCATCTCTCCCTCTGGTGGTATAGCACCACCAGCTTCAGGTGGAAGTGGTTGTCCATCAGGTCCAACTGGCTGTCCATCAGGACCGACCGCTGGTTGCTCTTGCTCATCTGATGATTTAGCAATTGAATCAAGACTCCAACTCCAATCAGCTAGAACCTTAGTTGTAAGTTTTCTAGGATCAACGAATGGCAAAGAGATAAGAAGCTGGAATAGATCCATATCTTGTTTCTTTTTAATATCATTCTGACCAGCAATTGATGGAAGTACAGCAGCTTTATAATCAAATCTTCCCATAAGGTCATCTTTTTCAATAAGAGGATATTTAAGATCTCCATCATCACCAAGGATTCTTATTGTCATATTTTTTGTAAACAATTGACGGGACATGTCCATCCAATATCTCATAACATCAGATAAACCGTCACCAAGATGGTTAACGAATAGTCTAACTCTTTCAAGGGTTGACTCTCTTAAGTGTCTAACCTCAGTAGCAGAGCCAGCAGATCCACCAGCACCCATAGAAAAGTCATCAACACCAGAAGAGTATCTCATATCACTCTTAAGAAGGTCTTCTTCTCTATAAGCACTACTCTTTATATCACTAAATTGAACTTCTCTTACCCCCTGAGGATCAACAGAGTAAATAATACCGAAAGGTCTAGTTACAAGTTCATCTTTATTGATATTTGCAAGAGGATTAACAATCCACATCTTATGAATACTCAAAGTAGCAGCATCGAGACGCTGGTTCTTGATCATATTAAGCATTATTTGAGGATTTTCCAAAATCATAGGCAATCCTATACCTTCAAATTCATAAGGAAGCTTCAAATAAGGGAATTCTATGAAAGGAGACTCTTTAAAGTCATAAGGAAATGGAATTGATCCACCTTTTAATATTGGAACATAACTTCCACCTACGTGAACTGAGTATTCATCATCAAAAGGTCTTGTCCATTCAAAAACTTCATACATTTGTAGGCTTTGATCTCCATAATTGTTGTATTTATCATTACCAAGTCCTCTGACGGCACCGTAATTAGCATCAGCATTCTTAGTAATAAGCTCATGTGACTTCTTCGTTAGAGTTCTAACACTAGCGTAATCATTTAAATCACCACCAGCGTTGTTTAGAGCAATTTCTAGTCTTTTTTTATCAGCCATTGGATACTTTCTCTTGATTTCAGGCTCAGTTAGAACTAATCTCTTGAACCAATATTGCTTACTTTTTCTATCAGTGTTATGCCAATCATACCAAAGTGAGTAGTTATCTATCCATTCACAAAATGGTGCATCATAAAATATCTTTTCTTGGGTTTCGTAGACGTATTTAGTACTTGCAACATCCTTTGTCTTAAGAAATTTAAGTTTTCTGGCATCTTTTTTCCAACTAACTTGCAAATAACCTGTTCCATAAATCAAAGAAGAGCGAACTAATGTCTCCATTGTTGCATCCATTCCTGATATTTCCCATATATAATCTCCAAGTTGCTGTTGTTTTTCAGATTTTAACTGATCATCAGCTGTTCTGCCCTGAACAGTGAATTCTGGTCTTGCATCTAATACACGTGGCATTAATGTTTCAACAACTGCCTGTGTATAAGGCACGAAAACATTAGCTTGCCATTTCTTTATTTGTAACTGACGGTCACCTGTATAACCTATATATAGTTTATAGGACCTGTCTAATCTAGGTTTTATATTATTTAGGAAGTTATTTCTAGCATCACTCATCTGAAGATAAAACTTTGTCATTAGTTCTTCATCTCCCCAATCTGATGCATTGTATGTATTAAAATTTCTCCCCGTTCTAGTTAATTCTGGCATATATTTTATATTATAACATTAGTCCTATTAATAACCACCAAAAACTGGATCATGTCTTTCACTCAACTGACTAGGTCTTTTATCGTACATAACCTTAAAACCTTGCATAGCAATAGCAGTAGCAAATATACAGTCATCATTAAATCCATCCATTCCACCAGATCTATTGTTTTTATCATAAACGAATACAGTCATTTCATCTATTATTTCTTTTGAATGCAATAACAAGTCACCGTCTCTAGTTGCTTGAACAAGATCATCTATCATAATATTCCTAGTCATAACAGTTGTCTTCCATCCCAGCTTTTCACTATACGGAGAACCGACAACTTCAAACTTAGATGGTCTGAAATACATAGATGGATATAAAAGTTGCTTTAAAATTGTTATTGTTGTTAATCCATGATTATTAACCTCAACAACCATTAAGGCGTTATTATAATATCTTCCTAAGTCATTTAATAATTCACCAAATTTATCTGGTGCAATATGCCCTCTATAAAAAGCAACCTCTTCTCCAGTTGCCCTATTAAAAACAACAGCAACAGAATAGTCTCCACCAGTTACACCTTCAGCAACGTCAGCACCTATAACATAGAAAGAATCTAACTCTGGTTCTTTGTAAATTATCCAACCATCTTTTTCTTTTACTACATGCACCATTCCTTTTTCGTCCGATATTTTATCACCAACTTTAACTTGGTGCTTTCTCATATCATTAACAACCTTAGAATCGAATACCATTCTTCCAGAGGCGAGGAATGTAAGTTCGTATTCCTGAGCAAACTTCTGAGGGTCATTCATTCTTCTTCTTATTATGTCTATCTCTTCTTCAGAATACATCCACCACCATCCATACTCTCTTTTTGCATAGTCATTATCAGAAACCCACATTCTATGGTATAAATTACCTTGACCTTTTGGTGTACTTTCTATTATAATCTTTCCATCAACTGGAACAGACGCTTCAATAGTCATCATCTTCTCATCTGCTTTTTCCCAACTACTCAACTCGGTTGCCAAAACGTTATGAAGTGTATATCCACGACCTACGTTCTCAGTAGACGGAAGAACCAAGAGCTTTGATCCTAACTTAGGAAATGACATTTCATACTTAGAGTTATATTGAACAGTAGGCCTAAGATCATGAGGTGTGGAACTATAGAATGTTTTAACTTTATCAAGCAACTCAGAGGTAAGGTCAGAGTTATATCCAATTATCGCAGTGTTTGTTCCAGGGTTCATTATAGTCCTATGATAAAGAGAAGCAGTTGCAACTGTTGAATATCCAATCTGTCGAGCCTTTAACACGATCATTCGATTAAACTTTTTAAATGTATTAAGAAAATCCTTTTGTGCTTCGTTTAAAATAAAAGGAATAAGACCAGGAGTCTTTCCTTTTATTTTTAAAAATGTTTCTATGTAAAACTTTGGATCTAATAATTTATTAATCTTATTCATATAAGTTTCTTCCAATCTCTCCCTCCTCCTCTTTCTGTTTACGTAATTGTTCTGGCATCGTTGGTCTCACAACTTCATATTCAGCATCCATAGTAACAGGTGTCTCAATCTGTTTATTTTCCTTTTCAGAAGATTTTAATATCATATCTTCCCAACTACCTGTATCAACTTCAACATCTTCGTATTTATCCATACCGAGAGATTTGAGAACTATTTGAAGTGCTTTTATTCTGTCCGCAGATTTCTCTGCTGTTTCAGCTTCGACTTTTAAACCCTTGGCTATCCAAGTAAAATCCATTCCTAATTTTTTTAAGGATGAATAATATTCCTTTCTATTTGCTATCTTATCAAAAGTTCTACTAACATCAGCAATAGTCTTAGCACCTATCATCTTCTGTAACAATTTAGGATCATTAGTAACCCTAAGAGCTTTAAGAAGCAAGAATTCCTTAAGCCTATCTCTACCGTAGTAGTTATATTTTCCAGTAATAAAAGAAACTGGTTTTAATTTTTTGTCATTAGATTCATTCATATTATTTTAAATACTTAACATATAATGGAAAATTCTTCGGCCTTCTTAATTGGAATACATCACTCCCTTCAAGATCGTTGCATTTACCAATGTAGTTAATTATAAAATCAGTAAATGTAGTAAAGTTCATCTTTTTATCTTCAGCTTCTTGAAGTAATTCCATTCGTTCTGGAATCTGATGAACCATTACCATGAAGTCAACAGTAACATGTTGAAAAGGATACCTGAACTTATCAGGATCTGTAAATGGATTATCTTTATTAAAGGTAGGAAACAATTCTTTAAAATAAGATTTAAGTTTCCTTACACAAAAAGAATATGATACGAAATGGGAGTTTATGCCGATGAGTTCTTTTGTAAAAATACTAAATGCTGTATTAGATTGAATACCCGTAGTCCTGCTACTTGGCCTTCTTGCACCATCGTATTTAAATTTAGATGCCAGCCATTCCATTTTTACAGCTATATCCCAAACACTAAAAGACGCCCAGATTAGGAAGTCTTTTAGTGTGTCTCTGTATTCTGCTATATCCTTGAACCCTTTGGGTGGAACTACTCTTTCTAGTTTAAATCTTCCAAGATATTTATTTGAAGTAAAAACTTTTTCGTAGTTCGGCATCTCAGGAGGGAACACTCTCATTTTTCTATTCATATTATTTTAATTAACAAACTTTATTGTACTGGAACTTGTGGAACTTGATTTATAGCTTGACTCATATCTGGTCCTGGCACTGGTGGTGGTAATTGTGCCAACTCGTCCATCTTACTTTCTGGTGGAGTCATACCTTCTGGTGGTTGCATTGCTTCCCCAGTTGCTTGTTGTGATAAAATCGCATTAACAGCCTGCTCAAATATTAAGTATCCTTCAGGATTCTCTTCTTTTAATTGATTAAGAAATGTTGCAACTTCTTCTTGATTAGATGGATCAACTCCATTCTTCATAAGAATATCAAACAACATTTCCACTGCCTTGTTTGTTTCCTCACTCATCTGTGTATTAGCTGATTGTAATTGACCATCGAATATAGCCTTCTTGTCATTTATCATACCCATAAGTTGATCAAGCTCTGCTTGTTTCTGCTCTGGAGTTAAATTAGAAGTATCTTCTCCTGGTGTTGGTTGTGGCATTTGAACTCCACCTGACATAAGTTGATTTGGATCCATAAATTTTTATTTTTTCTTTTTATTAGGGTTATTTTGTAAATGTGTAATATCCATTTGATCATAAGGTAGACCAGCTAGACCAGCTAGACCCTTAAGGACCAATTCTGTGGAACTTTCTTTCTTAGGAATTCCAAGAGAAGATTTCTGTTGTGTGGCATTAGCAAGTTTTCTGAATGTATAACTCGGTACGTACTTAGTACTACCTGGTGCTAATGACTCCATAGCTCCTCCAACTATAGGACCCGCCGCTCCAGCGATTCCAGGAACATAAGCTTCTCCAAGTGTTCTAGCTGCGTAACCAAGTTTATTTGCTGCATTAGCTGATTCTGGGTATATAGGTTGACCGAACTGATTAACAGGTCTTTCTCCATCTAATAACATTGGCATAATGAAATAATCAAATAGAACTTGTCCTGCTGGATCTTTAAACAACTGACCCTTGTCCACAATATTAACTAAGGAATTTGGTAGGGTATCTTTATAAGATCTATTTGATTGACTCCATAAAGACATAGAGTAGTAAGGCAAGAAGTTTGCTAGGTTAACATAAGCAGGGTGAGAATCCATAAATGGAACTCTAAGCATCGCTGGTGAATTGAACCATTGGGCATACTTACTTTCAAGGTTCTTCTTTTCAATAGGAGTCTTTGCACCAGATAGTTCATGTATTAGGAAGTTAATCTGATTGAAAGCTTCTGGATTATGTAGAAGTGTCTTAGCTGTCTTAGGAACCATGGCATATGAGAATGAAACGAACGGAGCTCCTAGGATTGGCATTGATCTCATCATTCTTACGAACGCAGGCATAGCAGAGTAGTTCATGTTTGTTTCATTAACTAGATCTGTAGCTTTATCCCAAGTCAAACGATATCTCTTTCTTCCATTAACAACTGACTCTCCAACGATATCTGATTTAGATATACCACCTGGTACCATTCTAGATAGTTTTGCAAGTGACTCTGCAGTTAAGCCAGTTTTTGTTGCATGAATAGCTTTTCCTAACTTTGATGCCTGGTCGTGCATTTCAAAAAGATCCATTGACTTCTGCATAGTTCTATCTAAAAGTTTATAAGCTACACTACCTTCAGCTGCACGCTTCTTAATGTAATCCATTCCAGCACCTCCAGTTATTCCAAGGTCTTGTATAACAGAGGAAGGATCTCCTGCCATTTCTGGCACTCCCTCCTTTGTATATCGCTGTACCATCTCTGTTGGTCTTTCCATCTTACCTATCTTATTCTTAACAACAAGATCTTGTATAGTTCTTACAGCACTTCCCTTCTCTGCACCAGCAGCTTCAGCTGCTGCCTCTAATGCACCACGAAGTTCTTGTGGCATCCTTGCCATCTGATCTAAGAATTCTTGTTCATTAGCTGCCGTTATAAGACCAGTAGCTCTTCCATCCTTAACTAATTTATCTAGGAAATATTTACCTCCAACCATTGATGGATCAAAACCATAAGTACCCTTGAATGCATTTGGGTTAGCGGCAACAAACTTAGCATAATCACTTGCTTCTTGCATAAAGTTTTCAGCAATAAACTTAGGTCCTGCTTTTCCACTAAGGAAATTGTAAGCCTTAGCAACCTCAGGAACTGTATCTGTAATATCCCATCCAGCCATCTTATCCATTACAATGTTTCCAAGAACAGAGTTTGTGTGAGAAGCTGGGTTCATAGGAACCTTAGCAACCTTAAAGAATTTATTTGCAAAAGCAAGAGTGTTTAAGAACGCTTCTCCAGCTTTTACATTTCCAACTTTGAAGTCTTTAATCTTTTTATCCCACGCTTCACTTAAATCATCGTAGAACTTCATACCTGTCTTATCTCTATTCATTCTCATGTATTTCTGAACAGCTTTCTTTGTTATTCCCTCAGCTTCAGCTTCAGCAATTAATCTAGCTTCAAAGTCAGCGGCGTTGTCGGCATGTATAGCACTTCCAGGAACACCTTCTCTAGCAATATATTCAGTATCATCTATACCATCCATAAGAACACCGTGAAGTTTATTTAGTTCTGGTGAAGAAGCATTGTTAACCAACGCACCACCCTCTGGTGTATTCTGAACTATCTTAGAAACATCAGCCTTAATAGTAGAAAGATCATTTGTTTTTTCTGTAAGTTTAAGAACCCTATCCTTAAGCTTAACTAATTGCATGTATTGATGTGGGTCGTATTTAAACTTCTCTATAAATTCTTGACCACCTGGAGCACTTCTAACAAGATCTTCAACATAAGTACCCAATGTTACACCGTCGGCTGAATTAAACTTGCCCCCACTAAACAATCCCTCCATTCCACCTTTATTAAGTAAATCTAACTCATCTCTTC